GCTCGATTTGAACAGCTTCCAGAGGTTGTTCGTGAAGAACGGCTGGGCGTATGTGATGGTCTCGCTGTAGCTGCCAGCCTGCTGGGTCGTGGACGATACGTCTGATGCCAGCTTGGAGCCCATGATGCGGCTCGCCATCGAAAGGCTCGCGTACATCAGGTTCTCGGCTTGCACGGCATCATCCGGGTCTACGTCCACCACCTGAGCAAGGTACGAGCCGATGCGGTCGAGGACGGATTCGGCATACGCCGCGTCCGCATCCGCGAAGGCCGTGCGCATCTCCACTTCGAGCTGCGAGACCGTAGCGTATGCCGTCATATTCGCTCCTTACTTCTTAGCCGCGCGCTTGCGCGTCGGCAGCTTGCGAACGAACCCCTTCTCGGCCAGGCCGTTGACGCGGGCGGCAGTCCCCTCGAACACGTCGCCGGGTTGGTACGTGTTCTCAGGGACGTTGCCCAATCCCGTTTCGAGGTCGTAGAAGGGCTTCACGACCTCCGCGCGCATTACGCGCCCTCAGTTGTGGTCGTGGTCGTGGTCGGCGAGCCGTAGACGAAGATGAGATCGTCCGTGACGGCCTTGGTGCCGTAGCTGTAGAACAGGCCGAAGCCGATCGCGTTGGACAGCTCGATCTGCTTGGGCTGGTAGATGCTCGGCAGCACGGGCTGAGCGACCGCGCCCTCTGCCATGGCGATGGCGTCCACGCCTTGCGGCAGGTAGATGGAGCTGTAGAACTTCACGCCGTGGAACATGCCGAACGACTCGCCATGCGCGCCGCCGTCCTGAACCTTGTCGAAGTAGCCGCGCAGCGCTCCGTAGGTGGCGGGTCTGCAAACGACCGCGATCATATCGCGCTCGACGCCATCGACGTAATCGTTCTCGACGGTCTCGACGGCCTGGATGAGCGCTTCGGCCACCTGGTCGATGGCGGTCAGCGCCGTGGTGAACGTGCTGCCCTGGGACGCGGCCTCGTAGAAGAATGCGCGCTCAAGCTCGCGGATCATGGCCTTCTCAGCGGATGCGGCCTCGCGCTCGATGAGCCCGTTGACGCCGTACAGCGAGATGTCCTTCTGCTCGACCTCAACGATGATCTCCTTGTCGGTGTTGATGGAGATCACGACGGGCTCGGCCTTGACGTACTGTCCATGCTCTGCGGAGCGGGCGGTGCCGTACGCGTTGCTGGTCTTGTTGGCGAAGCGCTTGGCCTCGCAGGTGCCTGCGCTCGGCGTTCCGCTCAGCTGGTTGTTCTTCAGCAACTGCGAGATGCAGCGCTTCTGGACGTTCGCGATGACCTTGCCGTATTCCTCGGCCAGCTTGTCCTTGCCCTCCGTTGCCAGGAGGATGTTCAGTGAATCGATGCGTGCCATTTATGGCCTCCTTAGAAGAATGCGGGGATATCCGTGCCGCCGCTCGGCGGTGCCGTTTCCCCTGCGTCATGCACGGCCTCGTACCTCGGCTTCGCCTCCATCTGGGCTTTGAGGAACGCCGCGTTCTCGGCCACGTCGCCCGACATGCGGGCAAGCAGCTCCGCGTCCACGCCGTTCTCTGCAGCGGCCTTCGCCACTTCCTCGGCGCGTTTCCTCTCGGCTTTCATGCTGTTCAGCTCAGCCTCGGCTTTCTCGGCCCTTTCCACCGCCTTCTGCAGCTCGCTCTTCGACGCTTCGGCGGCTTCGTCGTATGCGTCCGCCTTGGTCTTCAGCTCGTCGTAATCGGCGTATTTCGCCTTCAGGCGGTTGAGCCGTTCGCCGATGATGGCGTCCATCTCAGCCTGCGTGAAGGTCTTCTCCGCAGATGCGCCCTGCGTGGCGTCGTCCACCTGTTGCGGTGTCTCTTCGGGCATGCCAGCCCCCTTCCCGACCTTTGGTCGTCGTCGTTGCCGTGGGCGGCCCCCACGTGGGCATAAAAAAACCCGCCGAAGCGGGTTGATTTATCGTTCTGAAACGGACGTTTAAGATTCGGGTTTCGCCGTACCTATTTCGCGTCCATCTTGTGCTTCTCGTGCAGCGCCATAATCTCGTCCCAGCTCTTATCGCGGTACAGCTTCAGGTACTCGCGTCTCGGAAGATGCGGGTTCGTCTGCCAGTCCATATGCCCGACGAAATGCTGCACGGCGGGATCGTCCGTGTAGCCCGTCGCGCGGTTCTCGTTGAAGCGCACGGGCATGTCCACGGATTTGCCAGCCTGCGTGCCGAGTATGTCCAGCGCGTCCTGCTCGATGCAGTTCAGCCTGCGCGTGTTGAGCAGCCTTTCCAGCTCGGGCTGCGCTTTGTCGGCGCGCATCTGGGCGAGATTGAACAGGCAGACGCCCACGTTCTTGTACGCGCCGCTGTGATACGGGTCGTAGCCGCTCAGCCACTCGGTGGTCGCGCTGAACCACTTGCCCTCCAACGGGATATCCCATATCGGGTCTACATCGTCCAGCACGACGGTATCGGGGTCGAATTGCAGGATCATGTCCACGTCGGGGAATATCAGCGGGTAGCACACGCGCACCATCGCCATCTTCGTGAAATGCGTCTTGGCGTTCGCCGTGCCGTCCGGGAACGTGGACTCCACGTACTCGTGGACGTTGCACGTCTCGAAGCAGTCGGGCAATTCGTACGGGAACTCATCGTCCTCGATGAGCAGGTGTATGGTGTCCACGCTGCTGTTCGCAAGCAGCGACTTGGACGCCCAGACCATAGGCTCGTACAGGTTCCGCGTTCCCGCGTATACCGCGTGCTTCGGCGGCTTCTTGCTCACTCTGGCCATCGTACCTCCCTGAACTCGTGTCCGCACGCCACGCGCACGTCCGCATGGATGGTTATGCCCGCGTCGTGGCAGGCGTTGCAGAAGTTGATATCCTCGCCGCCGCTCATGAACGCGTCGTGGCAGGCGTATGCATCGGGCTCGTCCAGCGCGTCGCGCTTGATATCCGTCCACTCGAACCACGGGAACCGCAACCGCTCGAACACGCACGGCTTGATGAGCGCGCAGCCCATGCCGCCGCCCCTGACCTCGATGATGCTCTCTCCGCGCCGTGCGAGCGATTGCAGCTCGTCGGCGTCGTAGCGCTGCCAGCCCCAGCCGACCTTGTAGAGCGTGGTCACGCGGCTTTCCCTGCCGTATCGGTTGAGATACCAGCCAAGCACGATATCGGCGTCATGTTCCAGCAGGTTGCCAAGCGCGTCGGTCGGCAGCGCGATATCGTTGTCCACCATCAGAACTCGGTCGTAATGCGCGTTCAGCGCATCGGCTGCTATGCGGTTACGCGCCATGGCGCAGCCGTAGCCCGTTCGCGGCTTGCAGTCCACCTCATGGCCGCAGCGGTCGAGCCTCCAGAGCGATTGCCACGTGGCCTGCGATATGCGCCCGTCGTAGGTCGGCACTTCGATGAGTATGCGCATCATCGCTCCTGTTGTTCGTCTTGTTCCGCTTCCTCGATTTCTTTCTTCAGATCTTCGAGGTCTTTATAGAAATCGTCTATGATCAACTCATCCATCAGCGCCTCATCCTGTCAAATATCGCAACGAGTTCAGGGTCGAGATTCGTCGTTTCGCCCACATAGTAGGCTGTGAAACTCTCGGCGATGTATTCCTTGACGTCAGATGACGCATACGCTGATATACCGCGCCCGTATTTCTCGAAGCTCGCTCTTCTGTCGAAATCTTTTTCCCGCCTGAACAGCCTATCGTCTAACATGTGGCCACACTCATGGACATAGACCAGTTCTTCGTAGTTCTCATAACTCTGCGCAACAACCGCCCTATGCGTGTCTCTCAACGCCTCGGCATACCTGACTTTCGCCTGATTGCCTGCGTTCTTCCTCAAATACGCATCTATGTCCATGCTCAGAACATCATCGAGCAGCTTCATTCCATCTTCCCTGTGGGCCATCATCGCTTTTGTGGTCTTCACGTAATCGGCGTTGTAGAACAGGTCGCCGAGACTCCATTGGTAAGCAGCCTCTGCTGTCGTGTTCTTAAACGCCGAGCTGCGTTTGTTCATCCTCTGGATGCTGCGAAGCGGAGCCACGTCGTAAGCGTCATACACGGTGTCGAGCGCCTTTAGCATACTGTTTGCTGCCTCAACGTTCATACCCTTCATGTCGAGCTTTGACTTGTATGCAGTGAGGTCAACAAACCTCTTCGCGTACTCAGAGGCCTCGTCTATACTCGAAACACCAGAGAATGGCCTATCCACAAGCGATTTTGCGATCTGCTGCTGTTCGTGTTCCTGCGTTTCGTATTTCTCGGGATGCTTCCACATGTCGTAGTACTTGTCGGGGTCGTACCCTTCGACCTCCATGCCCTCGAAGCCCTCCACGATCCTGCAGTCGCAGTTGCGGTGGTTCGCATTGAGCGCCTTCAGCTCCGAGCTGTACACGAAACCGCGAGATGCCAGCATGCAGCAGTACGGGCAGGTGGTCGTTCCAGTCGGGACGCGTGCGAACCGCACTTCCTTGCCCAGCTTCTTTCCATCTGCCTGCCCCAACGCCGTCATCGTGTCGTTGCCGCCGCGCTCCGCGAAGTACCGCGCCGCATCGCCGGTGGCTTTCCTGAAGCCGTCCATGTCACCCGTTTTCAGCTTGCCAGCCTGATACCGCACGGCCTCATCGATGTACTCGCGGCCAGGGTCGTACTCGTAGTACACCGCTGGCGGCTCGATTCCCGCGACGTTCATCACGATATCGCGCAGCGCGTACGCCGCATCGCCAGCCGCGTTGCCGTAGAGCGTGCATATCTCGTCCATCATCTGGATGCAGAAGTTGCGGGTCTGCGCGATCGATGCGTTCGGGCGTTCCGCGAACCAGGTATCCAGCGCCCTCTGCGCCGCCTTCTCCGCATTGCCGCCCTGCTCCTTGATCGCGGCGTTATAGGCATCAAGCGCCTTCCTAGACAGTCTCAACGGTTTCCTCCGTGAACATGCTCATCGCGTCGATGCCGCGATTCGCGCGCTTCTGGTTCTGTATCCGCGCGATGGTCGGCTTATCGAAGCCCTGCAGCTCGTAGTACACGTCCGTGCCTGCGAACTGCGGGTCGCCGCTCGCCACCTTTATCGCCCAATCGCCCATCGTCGCCATGTTCGGCATCGACGGCGGCAGGAAGTGCGCCATGATATCGCGGTCATCGTCGGACAGCTGCGAGAGCGAGACGTTCCGTTTCACCGCCAGCGCCATGAGAGCCACATCGCGCAGCTCGTCGGCGTTGAATGCGTTCAAATCCTCGGCGCGCCGTATCAGCTTGTCGTTCTGGGCTGTCAGGGCGTCCGCGCTCGTCGGATTCGCGTCGTTGACCACGCCCGCGTCCGTGACGCTCAGACACGTGGCCGCCGCGTACTGCGTGGACAGCATGCGCAGCATGTCCACATGCGGCTGCAGCGTGCCCTGCGCCAGCTGCCCGTACTGCGGCACCGTCCCCGTATCGGGGTCTACAGTCCCCAGCAGCATCGAATCGCAGTACTTCTTGAACTTCTCGTTGATGAGCGCATCGTATTGCGCATCCGAGATGCCCACGAGGTACTTCTGCGGGGCCGTTGCGAACTCGAGCCCGATTGTCGCAAGCGTCATCGTGCGGATGTACCCGCGAGTCAACGCCCGCACCGAGCGCGTGATGCGGCTCGTCCCCAGCGGCTGCGAGTTGGTGGGCTGGTTGCGCATGACGGTGGCCATGACGCGCCCCAGCCCGTTTTCGCGCCGCTGCGCCGTCCACGTCCCGTTGGTGTTCTCCACCACCCACGTCGCATCGTCGGTGTAGAGGTTCACGAGCCTGGGCGTGTACGCGAAGTCCGTCTCCGACTTCTTGGAATCGATGATCGCGAACGCCGCATCGATGCGCTGCAGCGCGCCGTTCCATCTCGCCGCCGATGTCTCGAACGTATGGAACCGCACGGAGCAGCCCACCGCGTCGTTCTTCGCCAGCGTCACCAGCACGCCGCCGTGCTTCAGCTCGTCTATGACGCCCATGCTGTACGCGCTCGTGAGCCTGTTGTCGCGCACGATCGCGTCCAGCTCCGGCACGGGCTCGCCGTCCGCGCTCACGAAGCCGTCGAAGCGGCTCCTGTCCGCCAGGGCGGTTACCGCCTTCTCGGGCCAGCAGCACGCCATCTCGAAGCCCATCAGGTCGGCGGGCAGCGCGATGCCGAGATTGCATTCCCCAGCCGTCACGCGCTGGTCGTAGTACCTTCCCTTATCGGCGTTCGCGGCCGCATGCTCGGCGTATATCTCGACCAGCTCGGCGGCGACGGCCTGCTCCTTCTTCGGCAGGCCATCCGCCTGCGCGAAGCCATCGAATCCGTAGATCATCCGATTCTCTGCTTTCTCCCTGGGTTCCTTTTCGAGTTGAGCACGCCCCATAGAGCCAGCGAAGCCGCCTCTATCGGTACGGGGTTCTCGCCTCCGAACCCCCAGCCCCCAGCGGAGCCGATTCGCCTGCGGGTGGACGTGGTTGCGCTGTCGAGCAGATCGGCCTGCGAGCCGAGCCATGAGAGCGTTCCGTCGTTCACCCTGTCCACCAGCGTCGTGCAGGCCGCAACGACCTGCGTCGCGCTGGGCGTCACGATGTAGTTCACGGGCATCGCGCCCAGTTTGTCCACGAGGGCCTGCGCCCCTGATTTGCCGTCTATCACGCAGCAGCACCCGACGGCCTTGCGCTCCGATATCCAATCGGCGAGCCATTGGAGCCCCATCGCCATCGGCTCGCGCCGCTGCTGCTCGATGTACGCCTTTCCGTCCGCGAGCCTGGCAGCCGCAAGCGACACCTCAGAGCCGTCCGCGCTGAACCGCACGCCGTAGGCGGCTCGTCCACCTGTCGGCGGCCTGTCCACGGCCAGCGCCTGGAACCTTCCGCTCGGGATGGCGAAGTCGGGCAGGCCCGCCGTCGGAGACCACCAGCCGAGCCGTTCGCGGGCGAAACCGTCGCGGCTCATCGTGTCGTGCTCGTTGCGCACCGTGCGCTCAGACATGCGGCGGCCCATCGCGGGGTTGCACGCATACCAGAGGTCGATATCGTCTATGTCCACGTCTGCCAGCGATTCGCCGACCGCGCCCCATTCGAGCCACCACGTATCGGCATCGCCGCTGTGCGCCTTGTCGTGCATCTCGCGGAACACTGTGCCGTTGCACTCTGGCCCCGGCACCGTGCCGATGTAGATGATCTGCGGCTCGCTCTCGCCCTCGTCTATCTCGCCTGCAGCCGATGCCGTAGGCAGCATGGCGTCCTGCTGCACGCTTGTCAGCTCCTGCGCCTCGTCCACCACTATCACGCGGTACGTGCCGCCGCGCGCGCCGCTGTTGGTGCGCGTCTGGAACTCGATGTACGTGCCGTCGTTCAGGTAGATGCCCTCGTATCCGCCAGCCTTGTAGATGTAGTCCAGCTCGTCCTTGAAATCCTGGTTCAATTCGATGAAGTCGCACATCTCCTTGAACATCTTGCGGACAGTGCCGCCCCTGTGGGCCGTGTACAGCACGTTCATGTGCTCCACGAACGCCATCCACAGCGCGTAATCGCGCGCCGCGAACGATTTGCCGTTCTGCCTGGGCTTCGTGATGCCCACGGTCAGCGACGCGATCGACCCGTCCGCGTTCCTTGCGAAGAACACGTCCATCTCGTGCTTCTGGCTGTCGTAGTAGCGATGGCCGTACGCCTCGAACATCTCCACGGCATCGCCGCCGCGCGTATCGTCGTATTCGCCCACCTTCTCGAACGTCGGCACCTGCCCGCCGAGCCTACGAGCCATTGCGCCTCGCCTTGTCGAGCGGACTGTCCTTCTTGGCCTTCGGCAGCGATTCGATTTTCTCCTGCACCGCGATGATCTGCTTCACGATGCCCGGTTTGGTATACGCCTCGCAGCCGTTCGCCAGCGTCTGCGTCAAGTCTTCCAAAATGCCCTGATACAGCTCGCGCTGATTGCCGCTTTTCGCAGCTTTTACGAGGTCAGCCACGTTCTGCCTCCTTTTTGAACCGTGGATTCGATTTTTTTTTCGGGTCTGCCTGAATCGTCAGA